TTTTTTATTAAATAATTCTGATTGTTTTAATTCAGAAATTGATATTAAATGTGATGAAGTAGGGATATCACATTTAGAAAGAACTCTTTTCTGGTTCCTGCTTAATTAAGGAAAGGGGATTATTATACGACTGCGGTTAAAACATCTGGTACTATACTTACATAGATGAGATTGCTGGGGGACAAACAGGTTGCAACCAGCAGATAGTCAACATTTGCAACCTCCGGCCTGTGACGACGATATTTTTGTGATTTTAGTGAAATACAATAAATAGATTGAAATAGAGTTGATTAACGAAAAACGTGAATTTGACAATTTAGAGCAATAAGTGAACCGGGATATCTTTATAGTACCTTTGTCTTACATACCTGTTGAGGATGGTTTAATGAAAATATTCGCTATGCGGAGAAAAGACAATCTTTAAAAAATTGCGGAGGCGGAGAAATAAGACCCTATGAATGAACAATCATTTAAAGCTGTTCCTGTAGGTCAAGTTTCTTTCATTGTTTTTTCTTGCAAGAATTAATTGTAAAAGTTATGAGTAGAGAGAAGGAATTAACATTCAAACAAGAGAATTTCTGTAAGTACTATGTAGATACGGAAGGAAATGCAAGCGAGGCCTATCGTATGGCTTATGATGCTTCGAAGATGAAAGCTGAGTCCATTTGGGTTACCGCTTGTAGACTTCTTAAAAACTCTAAGGTCAGTCTAAGGATAGAAGAGATAAAGAGTCAGAGAGCGAAGGACTCTGAGATAAAACGATTGGCTGTCGAGAAAGTGCTTATGGATATTGTTCAGGCTGATACTGATGATTTGCATTATATTGACCCTGTAACCGGAAAAATAAAGATGAGAAGCCCGTCTCAACTTCCGAAGCGTGCTCGGAATGCATTGAAGAAGGTACAAAATAAAAGGGGAGAAGTCATCTATGAATATCATGGTAAAACAGAAGCGGCCCGGTTATTAGGGGCCTGGAATGGATGGGAGGCGGACAAAAACGTCACCTTGAACGGTGGTGAAGGAAAGAAGATCGGTGAGTTACGCATCGGATTTGATGATGAAGATAAGTAGCATTTAGATAGAATATTTCTACTATTACAAAAAGATAGGAAAAATAAGCAAAAATGATTATTGTCCCGACTGTGAGTAAAAGCAAAGTGTCAGAAGATGATTATAAACCATAAGAAATTAAATCCAAATGCGTTTTACCTGTTGAAGTATCTACAGGATGCTACATTACGTTTCATCATCTTATATGGTGGTTCATCATCCGCTAAATCATTTAGTGTTGCCCAGTCCATACTGATTATGACATTGCAGGATGGGGAAAACACCAAGGTGTTTCGTAAGGTAGGTTCTGCTCTAAAAGACTCTATTTATGAAGCCTTCAAGGAAGCTGCAAAAACCTTGAATGTCTACGATTTATTTGATTTCAAAGAAAGACGTATTATCTGTTTGCTCAATGGTGCTAAGATAACCTTCTCCGGATTAGATGACTCAGAGAAGATCAAAGGTTTGGAAAATTATAAACGTGTGTTCCTGGAAGAGTTCTCTGATTTTGAACATGGGGATTTTAAACAGATCAGAAAACGTTTGCGTGGTAAGCATGGCCAGCAAATTATCTGTTCGTTCAATCCGATCAAGATTACACACTGGATTAAAAAGGAAATCTTTGATAAGGATAAGTTCCATGATGTTCCTATGGAAGTTATACTGGGAGGGAAGAAGATACCCAGTGAGCTAACAGAGGTGAAATCGCTCCGGATGAATGAGCCAAAACAGATAATGAATGTCCGGACAAAAAAGATCGTAGAGCATCCAAGTGATACAGTTTTGATTCAGTCTACGTATTTAAACAACTTCTGGGTAGTTGGTTCTCCTGATGGTACATACGGTTACTACGATGAACAATGTGTTGCCGATTTTGAAAAAGACCGTATCAATGATCCGGACTATTACAATGTGTATGCGTTAGGGGAATGGGGTGTCATTCGTACCGGTAGCGAGTTCTTCGGCTCCTTCAATCGTGGCAAACATTCCGGTGAGCACAACTATGTTCTGGGCCTACCTATTCATATCTCTGTTGATAATAACGTCCTTCCATATATCAGTGTATCCTATTGGCAAGTTGATTTCACTATCGGTACCAAAATTTGGCAATTCCATGAGACGTGTGCTGAAAGCCCGAACAATACGGTCAAGAAAACTTCTAAACTTGTTGCTAAGTATTTGAAATCTATTCAATACAGTGAAAAACTTTATGTTCATGGCGACGCTTCCACGAAAGCTGCTAATAGTTTTGATGACGAAAAGCGTTCATGGATGGATTTGTTTATATCCACTTTGCAGAAAGAAGGATTCGAGATTGAGGATAAGGTAGGTAACAAGAATCCGAGTGTTGCTAGAGCTCCGTCAGGAACAGTCAGCCCATTTGGAGGAAATACATAAACGGCATGAAGTCGAATTAAAGTTGAAAGAGGCGGAAATGAAACGGTGTGATGTTCGTGGATGTTCAAATCGGGTCCCACCAAGTGATTATTGAGGTGGGATATTTTTTGAAGACATATGTCTTATTTTTCTTTTTTTTCTGCTTTTCTAATAAATGAACTTAATAAAAATAATCCTAGTAAGATGGGCATAGTCCCTGCAGCAAGAATGCTTACTGAAAAACCTATGAAGAATCCCCCTATAGCAGATATTATAGCTATAAGTAGAATAGAATATAATACCATTTGGCATCGAAATTTATAATCTTCCTTTTCTATTGGAGTTAGTAAAAATAGTAACATGAAATTTAACATAATATCAACTCCAGCAATAAGAAAAAGGCTCTTCCAAATATCAAGGACTTGAAATGTTGGAAAAAAAAGATAACCGATAAGATATATAGGAAAAAAGCTTATTAAAATTGATTTGAATACATTCTTTTCTTGGTCATCATATAACTCTAGTAACGATTTAATATTATCCATATTTTTTTGGGACGCAAATATAATAATAAAAAAGTAAATAACAAAAAAAATGAAAACAATTGATTTTATTATCATCCATTGCTCGGCCACAAAAGCCGGGCAGGATCTGCATGCGAAAGACATTGACCGGATGCACAAACAGAGAGGTTTTAACCAGATCGGGTACAATTTTGTAGTAGACCTCGATGGGACTGTCGAGAATGGACGTCCTCTATCTATAGACGGAGCGCACTGTAACACCAAGGGATTTAGCGGTGTGAGTTACAACAAGCATAGTATCGGCATCTGCTACATTGGAGGATTGGATGCTAACGGGAAACCTGCCGATACCCGGACCGACTGGCAGAAAGTCTCACTTCGTAACTTGGTTGCAAAGCTTTGTAAAGAGTATCCTATCATCGAAGTGCTCGGACACCGGGATACATCGCCCGACCTGAACGGAAACGGTGAGGTAGAACCGTTTGAGTATATCAAGACTTGTCCTTGTTTTGATGTACGGAAGGAGTTCTCTAATTTTATGAAACCTGTAATCATACGGCCATGAAATATTTGCCTTACATTATCATAGTTGTTCTTGTCCTGTTTATCGTGTTCCGTCCGGCAAGGGTGGAACACATATCGGGTGAAGTGGGCAGAGATACGATCATTACGAATCGTATTGATACTGTTCGGGATACAGTGCCCGTTCCGGTTTATGAAAGCGTTGTAGATTCGTTCCCGTTCGTTGTTCCCGTCCCTGTGCCGGGCGATACTGTTCGGGATACAGTGTATTTGCCTATTACGCAGAAAATCTACAAAGACAGCCTTTATACGGCTTATGTGTCAGGCTACCTGGCAAAGTTGGATAGTATCGAGGTGTACAGTAAAACGAGGACTGTGTTTGTCAGAGAGCAGGCAAAGCGGAAACGGTTCGGGCTGGGTGTGCAGGCCGGATACGGTTTTTCCGGGAATAAGGCAAGTCCCTATGTTGGGGTTGGGGTGAGTTATAATTTGTGGGAGTGGTGATTGGAGGCAAAAGGAGACAGTACGCTTTGATTTACAGTTATAAATAGAATAATTTGATAGGGGATTGATATAATATGACTGTCTTTATAATAAATCAATGTTAAGCCTATTTTGCGCATATTAAAAGAATTACAAGGTTTTAACTTCTTTTTCGTGTTTCGCTTTGAGTATGGTTTTAACATGAATTGTATTATTAATATCAAGCGCTTGTATTAAGATTTGTAGTATTAATTAATAAT